AGGCGATCTTTCGGTTGGCGACTATGTATCTTGGAACAGCTCAGGCGGTCGTGCCCGTGGCGAAATCAAAGAAATTGTAAATGATGGCTCAATCAATCCGCCCGACAGTTCGGTTACCGTAAATGGCACTGAAAAAGACCCAGCTGCCCTAATTCAGGTTTATCGCCCAGTCAGGGATGGTTGGGAAGATACCGATGTCTATGTCGCACACAAGTTTTCAACACTAACCAAAATAGCTCCGCTTCCAGAACCTACGGAAGAACCTGAGAGCGAAGAAGATGACGAAGAAGAGATGGAAACTTCTGGTGCTGAGTACCGTGAAGTAAACCTAGAACCGCCAGCCTACATGCGTGCAGCAGCCCGTAGGGGTCTTGCTTACTACGAAGAAGGCTTAGGTGGAGATGGATTGGTTGAAAGAACGATTCGGGAAGCACGAGCCATGGCTTCTGGCAATGTCACTGCTGATAAATGGGTTAGGATTCGGGCTTGGATTGCTCGTCATCTACCTGATCTTGACAGTCCAGCCGCAAGACCTGATTCGCCTGATTATCCTAGCCCTGGTGTAGTTGCACACTTGCTATGGGGATCTGGTCCATCAAAGCGTGCAGCACAAAGAGCACTTGCTTATGCTGAGGGCGTTGTTGCTAGAATTGAAGAAGAAAACGAAGGCCGAGCGAAAGGCGAAGCATTGTCAAAGATTGAAACTCGCACGACACCTACGCAAATTGAGGTTCGTGAAGATGGCGAGGGCATGAGATTCAGTGGTTACGCTGCAATCTTCAACTCAGCCAGCGAGCCACTACCTTTTATCGAGCGTATTGCTCCAGGTGCATTCCGTAAGTCACTTCGCTCCCGCAATGACATCAAGTTCCTATGGAACCACGATGCTGGCGAGGTTCTTGGATCGACTCGTGCCGGAACTCTAAACCTTTATGAAGATGAGCGTGGTCTCAGAGTCGAGGGCATGCTTCCAAACACCAGCCGTGGTCGAGACACCGCTGAGCTTCTACGCCGTGGCGATGTAGATGCGATGAGCTTTGGCTTTTCGGTTCCATCTGGCGGAGACGAGTGGTCTGAAGATGGTTCGGAAAGAACCCTAAAGTCAGTTCGTCTTTTCGAGGTCTCGCTAGTGAGCTGGCCAGCCTACTCCGCTACTGGTGGCACTGTCGCCGTTCGTGGCTTGGACAAGGTGGCTAAGCGTGCATCAATCGATGCCGATGAACTAGCCGATGCTGTTTACAAGCTTGAAGAGGGTGAGACACTATCCGAGGATGAGGGTCGCCTAATTCAGCAAGCCGTTGAATCCCTAATGCCAAAGGCTGAGGGTGGAGAGCCTGATGGATCAGTTGGTCAGGCTATGCTGGCTCTGAAGAAAAAGAAGCTCGAACTTCTACTGAACGGAATCTAAGATGGCAAACAAAGACGAGATCAAAAAGGCTCTACTCAAGGCTGCTGGAGACCCTGAATCAGGTGGCATCTACGAAGCCATCGATGACATGGTGAAGGCTGTAGAGAAGCTTTACAACCCAGAAGTAAAAAATTCGGTTGAACCGACTTTCGACAAGGTAAATCGAGAAACTCAGATAATTAGCCCCTCTGAGAAGAGATAGTAAAAGCCCCCCGTTCTTGGTTTCGGGGGGTTTCTCTTTTGTCTAGTCCTACTTGATGTAAACTCTTATGAGCGGATGTGAGTTAGCTCTGCCGTAATTAGTTGAGCGTAAACGCCACTGTTATTTATTCACATACAAAGGAGACTAAATGTCTGAGTTCGTAAAGGCTCAGCAAGAGCTTCGTGCAAACCTTACTGAGCAGATTCGTGATGTTATCGAAGGTGCTGAGAAGGAAGGCCGTGGGCTTGATGCTGCTGAGCTAGAGAAAATTGACCGCATTGAGGCCGACATCCGCAAGGCTGACGAGACCATTGCTGTCGCACAGCGTAACGAAGAGCGTAAGGTAGAGGCTTCTGTCGCTGCCAAGGGCTTTGTTCCATCTGTATCGGAAAACCGTTCGGCAACCGACATTTTCCGTGCACTTGCTAAGGGTGAAGAGCGTAGCTACGAGTTCCGTGCACCTCTAACCCCATCAACCAACACCGTTCCAAAGTCGTTCTACGACCAGGTATTCGATGTTGCTCGCCTAGTAGGTCCAATGCTAGAGGTTCCAGAGGTTATCAACACCACTTCAGGTGAAGATCTAACCATCCCAACCCTAACTGCTTACTCGACCGCTACCCTAACCTCTGCTGGTGGAACCGTATCGGCTTCTGAGCCTACCTACAGCTCCATCACTCTAGGAGCTTTCAAGTATGGCTTCCTAATCCAGGCAGCAAACGAGCTAGTAACCGATGCAGGATTCGACCTAGCATCTCACCTAGCAAACCAGGCTGGTAACGGAATTGGTTATGCAGTAAACAGCGTTCTAACCACAGGTGACGGAAACAGCAAGCCAAACGGTATCGTAACCGCTGCTGGTTCTGGTATCACTGGTGGAACTGGTGTAACTGGTCAGTTCACCGCTGACAACCTGATCGACCTTGCTTACTCGGTAGACGGTGCTGTTCGCCGTATGCCAGGTGCAGCATTCATGGCGAATGGTGCTTCCATCGGAAAGATGCGTAAGCTCAAAGACTCAGCCGGAAACTACCTCTATCAGGTCGGTGTCGGATACCCAGATACTTTTGCTGGCTTCCGAGTAATTGAGAACCCACATGTTGCCGACACCGGAACTGGTGCAAAGTCAGTTCTATTCGGTGACCTCTCCTCCTACAAGGTTCGTGTAGCAGGTGGAATCCAGGTTGCATCCAGCCAGGACTTTGCTTTCAACACAGATCTTACGACTTGGAGATTCCTAATTCGTCTAGACGGTGATTTGACACACAGTTCACACATCAAGACCTTCATTGGTGCAGCTAGCTAATCCAGTGAAATAAGCGAGACCCCCCATTGTTGTAGGTTGCAATGGGGGGTTTCTTCATTACACTACAAACATGACAACCTACGAACAACTCAAAGCGGCTATCGCTATAGCGAGCAACACGCTCGGCACTCCGACTGGCTACGGCCAGCAAGGCAAGCAAATCGCAACCCGCATGCTCCGTCACGGGATGAAAGTTGCATCACTCAGCAACTATGGGCTAGAAGGACAGCAAAGCGAGCTGGTAATCGGCAAGCACAAGGTTCCGCATTACCCTCGTGGTTTGACTGGCTACTCTACCGATGTTATGCCGATTTGGTCGGCAGACTTCTTTGCAAAGCATCCTGACTACAAGCCTTTGCTTTTTACTCTCTACGATGTCTGGGTTTACAACGGGCTTCAGTATGACGGCGAAATAATCTCTTGGGTTCCGATGGATCACCTGACAATCACTCCTGGTGTCCGTGAGTTCGTAACCAAGAAGAATGTCACGACAATCACGATGGCTCCGCATGGTCAAGAAATTATGCAAGCACTCGGTCTAGAGTCCACTTACATTCCGCACGGCATCGATACAAAGATTTACAAACCAACCTATGAAATTGCTGGCACAAATGTTCGAGACTTTATGGGCATTCCACAAGATGCATTTTTAGTCGGCATGGTGGCAGCAAACAAAGCCAACGGTCAAATTCACCGAAAGGCTTACGCTGAAAACCTACTGGCGTTTGCGATGCATCTACAGAAGCACCCAGACAGCCTTCTCTACATTCACACCGAGCCAAGCCGAGGATACGGTGGTTTCGACATCGGCAATCTGCTAAAGGCAATGGGAATTCCAAAAGAGAATGTCCTGATGCCAGATCCGTTCTTGCTTCGATCGGGCTACCCAGAAGAACACATGGCTGGCTTCTACACGGCTATGGATGTTCTGCTCTGCACCTCTTATGGCGAAGGATTCGGTTTACCGACTGTCGAGGCACAATCATGTGGAACCCGAGTGATCACAAGCAACTTTGCTGCTTCTAAAGACCTAGCCTCAGAAGATAGCTGGAAGATTGATGGTCAGCCATTCTGGGATGAGGCTCAGGGAAGCTTCTTCCAAATCCCAAATGTCAATCGCATTGTGGTAGCACTAAACGAAGCCTACGAAGGCGAGCGGGGCAGAAGCCAGAAGGCAATCGACTTTGCTAAGCAATTTGATGCTGACCTGATTTGGGAAACAAAGTGGCTTCCATTCTTCAGAGAGAGACTAAAGTGAAAATCGTTGCTCTAGCTCCGTTTCCATTCGTAGAGGCTGAGTTCGGTGGCGGGGAAAGAATTCACAATCTTCTGACAAGAGTAGAAAATTCGGTTCAAGTATTTGTGCCGAGCTACGAGCACGAAGCCAAGTTTTTATACAAAAACCTTCAGGTAGAGATTGTCAAAATCCCACAGCCAAACGGTCGTAAAGAATGGGATTTTCAGGTAGCCGACACGGCCAAAGAAGTATTCGGTCAGCTCATCGAAAACGCCCAGCCAGACCTAGTGATTCTTGAGCATCCTTGGCAGGTCGAAGCCCTGAATGGGCAGAAGTTTATCTACGATGCCCATAACAATGAGACGGCGATGAAGAGGCTCATCTCGACCCCCGATGCCGTCATCAGAACTCAGGAGCTTGAGGGCAAGGCACTTCAAGCCGATCACATCACCTTCTGCTCGGTGGATGACAAGCTGGAATCAGATAAGCCAATGACCCACATCCCAAACGGGGTCAATCTGCCAGATCAGCCAAACAAATCTGGCTACAAGAGCCGAACCATAGTCTTTATGGGCAGTGCCCATCCGCCAAACATCGGAGCAGCCGTAACGCTTGCTCAGATGGCTCCGTTACTCTCTGATTACCAGATAGTTATCGTGGGAGCTTGCAGTAACTTTATCGATAGCCCTGCCGATAATGTCACGCTAGTCGGGCACATAAGTAAAGAGGCTCTTGACTTACTTCTCAAGACATCCTTTGCCTTTGTAAACGCTATGGGCGGTGGCTCGGGCACTAGCCTCAAGGTCATCAAGTCTTTGGCCTATGGGCTACCAGTTATCAGTAGCGAGTTCGGAGCTAGGGGCTACGGCAATGGCTGTTTGATCGCTAGAACGGCTCAGGAGGTCTTAGAAACG